TTAATATCTCCATCATGCGGTCAAGTTTGTTGTGCATCTCATTGATTGCAGTTTCAACTTTACCTATTCTACTTTCAACAGCAGCGTCTCTTTCTCGTTGTGCTGCCAGTTCTACCTCTATCTTCGTAAGTCGTTTATCACCAAGGTCTAAGCGTTCAATTAAACGTTTGATAATCCATCCTATCACGCCTAGAGCTACGACAAGGATTGTGTTAAGAAGACTAGGCAGGGAGTCAATCATCGTTATCCTATGACTACTACTTTGATGTATTTGCCAACAAAAGTTTCGACACTCACAGTTCCGGTTGAGCTAACATCGGTATAACCAGAAGCTGCTAATTGGATTGTGATATCACTAGAAGTTACATTTGTTGCTGATAATCCGTAGTTCACGCTTAGAGTTTGGGACATAAATGTTAATGACTGCGGATTAGTCCCAGAGGAAGATGATGATACGTATACTTTAAAATCTACATCACTTGTACCAAGGCCGTGATTAAATGTATAATTACTTCCGTTAGCTAATCCTGTAGTGTTGTTAAACCATCCACTACTGTACTTAGAGATCGCACCACCACTCCCACTAGCAGCAGCAGTAATCCGTCCTTGTTGGTCTACTGTAATGTCAGCACTAGTGTAAGCACCAGGTGTGACAGCAGTGTTAGCTAAAGCTAATGTACCGCTTGTCGTAATAGGTCCGCCTGATAGTCCTGTTCCACTGTCTACTGAAGTTACTGTACCCGTTCCTCCCGAAACTTCACTAAGCTTTGCTAAACGAACACCACCAGCAGTTGTACCGTCGTGTACTCTAAGCGTATCGTTTGTTGTGTCTACTGTTACTTCACCTTCAGCTCCAGTAAAGCTACTGTGCTCGGTGTCTGTTCCTCTTCTAAGTTGTACTGATATGTTTGACATGATGATGGTCTTATACGATTGATCCGAAGTCTAAGGTAGTTGCAAGCTTTGCGGAAGTTACAGCAGCATCGGCTAATTGAGTGGTGTCTACTCCACCGTTGGCTATGCTTAATGTAGCGTCCCCAGAAGCAGCTCCTCCACTCAGTCCGGTACTTGCGATAACAGCAGTAATGTCTCCGCTTCCTCCGCTAACAATCGTACCACCTGCGGTCGATCCGTCGTGTACGTGAAGTTTTTTGTCGTCTGTTGTGTAGATGAGTTCCCCGGCAGCACCTGTAAAACTGGTGTTCTGTGTTGCGGTTCCTCTGCGAATTTGTACTGCTATGCTCATAATGTGTTATACTATTTGTCCGTAAGAATAAGAAGCTGATACAGGATCAGTGGCTACGCTTCCCCAATCATACTCCGTTGGAATGTCTGTTGCTACTTTATAACCCCGTTCAATAACAAGGATTTCTGAAAGATTTGCGGGAGGTGTATCAAACTGTATCTCATCTGCTCCACCTGCTACTGTATAGTCATCTGGGTCTTGTACAGCACCGTCGATTGACACAAGCACAGCCGAAGATGCTACACCGTTTGTAGTAAAGGAAAGAGAGAATGTATCAGTCGTACCGTTCCCTGTGAATTTATTAAAGTCTGGAGTAAGCCCAACACCTGTAGCAATAGCAGAAGCAATACCGTCTACATAAGCTTTTGTTGTAGCGTCCGCTAAAGCAGTAGGAGTACCTACATTTGTGATACGTTTCCCTTGAGCATCCCACTGCGTACCGCCTTGTTCTAACTGCAACGACGCATCATTTAACTCACTGATCTCTTCAGCAAGATAACGATTGTGTAGGTACGCTCTGTCTAACTCCGATTCCGTTAATACAGAACCATTTACAAAGTCTACAAGGTTCGTGTCGGGTTGGCTCTTTCTGCGTACTCGGACGATTTGATTCTCGGAAGCTCCAACGTTTAACCGTACCTTTGTATCGCCGTTACTTTCAACGATGATTGAGTAAGCAGATGTAAGTTGAACAGCACCGTTAATCTCGACTGTTACGTGTTCGTCTTCTAAGTAGTCAAAAGTAAAAGCAAAGTCTGTCTGTCCTGATGTCGCTGTATAATCTTGGTAAGTGTTAGCCATGATGTTAAGTGTATATTATTAATTATTGAGTGAGAAGAGCAAGTACATCTTCACGTTGCATACCACCTTTTAAACCTGCTCTTGCTGCTGTAAGTCCTTTATACTGTTCAGCTAGTTCAGGAAACTCGGTAAGCATTTGTTTTTTAGCTTCTTTTCTAAATCGACTTAGTATGCTATTTATTTTTTGAACACGAGGACTAGGTAGACCTGGTTCAGAAACGGGAGTTAAACTTTGATAGTTTTTACTTTTCACTAAACGCTTTAAAGCAGAACGCATCGTTTCTCCTCCTACCTTCACGCTCTTAAGCAATTCTAACTGCCTATCGTAAGCTGTTTGCCCTTTTTCGTTTTCATGCTCAAGCATATTTATTTGTCCACCTAAGTTCGGTTGTGGTTGTCTGAAGGCGTGATTTAAACTAGCCATTTCCTCTAGTACTGCATCTTCCTTATAAGGAGACATAGCTATTGGATTTATAAACCCAGTCCCCATCCACTGCTCCTCTGTGTATTCCTCGCCTAATAAGTTTCTCTTTTTATCTAACCCGCTCCTAGCTCCTAACTTTTTAGCGAAAGCATCCCCTATAGTTCTCACTTCAGTTAATGCTTGTGTGTCGTAATCCGCCATTTGGGATATAATATTAGGAACAAAAGAAGATAAAAAGTTCTGACCGAATTTAGCCATGTATCTATCCGGGTCACTAAGTGCATCTGTGAAATTCTGAATACCAGCTAAGTAAGATTTATTAGTAGCGTTTCTTGTTATACTTAAAGTTAAAGCTGTAAAAGTCTTCTCTAAACCAGTCTCATTAAACTCTCTAGGTTCATTCAAACCTACTTCTACTAAGTCAGCACCTAATCCCAATAACGTAGATAAAGGATCAAGTCTTTGGTAACTGTAGTAACTGTCTCCTATTTTTATACTGTAAGGCCTCCAGCCAGTAGCCATCAAAGCTTTCTTTTTCTTTTCATCTGATGGACCGCCTCCTGTAATGTATTCCCTGTTATTAAATATAGTATCCACGAAAACGCCGGATACAAATAAGGATGTCATCATTTTACCTGTAGCTTGAGACCTTCTTATCGGATCGCCGCTTGTTAAATCAGCAAGTAATCTTTGTCGCTCTTCTTTTAAAACATATATTCCTGGTGTCCTTTCAAAAGCATACTTTAAAAGATTAGTGGGAGTACGTACGAAAGGTAGTACTAATCTTAACATAGGTAGCTTATTAGTAGCATCTTGCAGTACCTTACCTAGTGTTTTATCTTGTAGCTCTCTAGTAAATGTTAAGTATTGTGCTTCGTCCTGAGCGTACTGCATTAAAGCTGATTTATTCTTATTAAAGTTTTCCTTTATATATTTTAAAACAAACTTATCTTTATCAACCCCTGTAAGGTTACGTTTTACGGCTAACTCAACAGCTTCTCTAGCGAGTCCCTCTTCGGAAGCCATGCGACCGCCTTCAGTTACGATGCCTTCTAAAGTATTATGTATGTGCTCAGAAAGCTTCTTAGGGTCTTTAATTCCTTGTTGTATACCAGACATAGCAGCTTTTAATCTAGCAGCCCTACGGTAAGCTAGTTGTTTAAAAAACTCATCTGATGTTAATAACAGTCTACCGGGTATCCTTATGAAGTTACCAAAAGCATCTAACGACTTCTTACTGGTTAATCCTCTCTCAGTTACCATACCCCCCATACGACTTGAAGCGATTCTTTCACCAGTAATAGCACCTTGTGGTCTATCGCTAAAAGCTCTAGCTTGCGGGTCTAGTAAATTATCGTTTTGTTTAAAAGCTTTCTTTGCAAAATGAGCTGCTTCAGAAATCATCCGACCGTCGGCCCAAGAAGCCATAACTGCCTTTACCACACTTAAATTACCAGAGGCGATTCCACCTACGACAGCTTCTAAAGTGGACATTGCTTGCGTAAGACTATTGCCCATTATATTAACCATCTGCGTTTTAGGTCCACTAAGTATAGCGTTCATCCAATACTCAGTAGGCATATCTAAAAAATGTTTACCCTGTGCTTGCTTGGCTATCTTAAACATAGAAGCAATCATGGAGTCAGGATTATCTTTGTCTATTGTTTCTTTGATTAACTTAACAAGCTTATCAGGGTGCATACCGCCAGAAGCATTTATGAATTGATTCCTTAATCCTTCGATTTGTATATCAGATTCACTTAGACCTATCTTTCTATTACTAAAGTTTTCACGTCTAGCCTGTAATGTTATACCAGTTTCCCTACCGATCTGTCTGTATATATCAGCTACATTTAAAAGCTGTTGGAAGTTGTTTTTAAGTTTAGCTACAGCAGAAGAACCTCCACCAGCTTTACCGTACTCTTCTACAGCGTCTGTTAGATTTTCAATAACACCTTTAGCTTGATCTCTTAAACTCTGTTGTACTACACGGGCTTCAGCTATTTTAGTAGCAGCATCCTTACCTTGCTGTAGCATTATTTGCTGTTCTATATCTACATCTACTTCTGTAATAGCACCTTCTACAGTTACTTTATCAGGGTTATCTTTGTAATACTTTTCTAATAACTCTTTAAGAACAACGACATCCTCGCCTGTCTCTAAAGCAAACTGTGGAAGTCTAGGTTTACCTCCTTTAATTAGCTCCTCTGCATACCCACGGAACTTCTCAGGGATAGCTTGTAATACTTCGTCTGCACCTTTCTTAAAGTCGGGGAGGTCGGCAAATAACCTGCCTCTCATATCTAAAGGTGCTTCTGCTCTCTTAGTTACATTGCGTTGTTTAAGGAAGTCATTAAATATCTTCTTTCTTTGGTCTATACCTAACTTAGATTTTAATGAAGCAAACATATCCTTAAACATGATCGCTACTTCTTGTGCTATTCTTTTAAGTGTACCTGTAGGAGCTAAGTCTTTCTCGTCTAACTTCTTTAAGAAAGCGTCGGTCATCTCCTCTGAAAAGTATTCGTCTACATCTTTAAACCTGTAGTTCTCGTTTGTGTGCTTACCCTTCAGGAATCTTTCTAGTTCTTTTGGTATTGTCCTCTTGAGTAGCGTGGAAGGGTCAACAGTGTCATCTAAATCAACACCAAAGCTTCTAATGTAGTCTCTTCTGGCTTTATCAAATTGTTTAGTTAAAGCACTAACATCTGTCTTAGGAAGGTAACGACTAAGTCCGTGCCATAACTCGTGGATCATAGTACGTTTAATACCACCCTCATTTATAACAGATTGTCTTATTTGTAGTAGGTTGTTACCAAAGTTATAACGACCCGAAGATGGTATCTTGTTAGTGACGGATAACGATACATCACCAAACAAACGCTTACCCATCACATCAATGAACTTTTCAACATCAGCAACGTCTTGTGGGTCTGCTCCCTTTATAGGGAACTTCTTCATTAACCTACTTTTTAAAGTGTCAGCCCCTTTAGGAATAATATCCATCATGGCTTCTTCTTCGTAGGTCTTAAACGGCCTAGGTGTTCTTTCTACAGTAGCATCAAAGTCTTCTAAAGTTTCGTCTAGTTTCTGTTGGATGTCAGGGCCGGGCTCTTGGGTCGGTTTAAATGTCGGTGCTTCTATTCCTATCTCTTTAGCACTTTTAGCAGACACGGGAATATTGTCAATACCAGCCATCTTAGCTAGTTCGTAACGATGATTACCGTCTTTTATTTCATAAAACGCCTCGCCTGTGGCTTCCTTTAAAGCCTTATTGTGGCTAACTTCAATCGGGTTATCTTGTAAGAACTTTAACAGCTTATCTTTATTAGTAGGGTCTTGCATCAACTTACTGATGTCGTCCATGCTTTTAACATCACCCTCAATACCTATAACCTTAACAAGATCACCGAGCTGTCCTAATTCAGGTAAGTTGCCACGAGATATTTGTGCGTCTTCTGCTATCTCTGCTTGTTTAAAATTAAAAGTAGGTACTTCAGGTTTTGGAGTAGGTGATTTAGGTTCAAAATATACCTCCGTAAACTCTTCCTCTACTCCTACCTTAGTGGCATCTGAAATCAACTTACCACCTTCAAGAGTATCGTTAACTGCCTGTGCTTGTTGTTCAGCAGTGCCTCCTTCTTCTTTTACTTTTCTGCCCCTCTTAATAGCTTTTAACCCTGCAATAAAACCACCTGCTACGGCCTCAAGACCTAGACCTTCCAACACATTCTTCATGCGTCCTTCTAGCTCCGACTCATCTCCGTCATACGCCAAGAACTCAGTAACTGGATTCTGTAACTCAGGTACTTGTTGTATAAGATTAGACAGTCTAGCTTCTTGTCCGTTAAAGAAAGTAAAGTCCGTAGCAGCACCAGCAACAACACCCTTAGCGGCGGTCCCTGCTTTAGCTAACGCACCCGCTCTACCTGCAAGACCAAACAACGGAATAAATCCTGTAGCAAATTGTGTTATACCTTCTACAGCACCGCCAGCCATAGTCTTAGAAGTACCAAGGAAACGTGTATCGTAGTCTGGTAGTACATCAAAAGCTAAGTAATCCGCTAAGTTATAAGCACCTTGTACCGCACCCTCTACACCACGAAACGGGGCAGCAAGTACATCACCCGCATAATCAAAGAAATCATTATCTTGTTCTTCTTCGGTGTCCTTGTTTATTTCTTCTATAGCCATAACTAATCAATTATTATAAAATCAGGTAGCGGGTCAAACTGTTGACTTGATTGTTCTCTTATTAATTCTCCCAGTTCAAAACTAACATCTAACGGTTTATACATATCTGGAAACGGTGTATAGTCTACAATAAACTTTTTGCGTCTTTTTTCTTGTAGTCTTATAAACTCATAAACATCAAGGGTAATACCAGCCGCCTCCTTAGCTCTTTTTATTAAACTCAAACCTTCGTCAGTATTCTTATTAGCGAGCTGCTCCTCAGTAAGAATAACAACAGTACCAGCATTTACATTTCCTATTAACTCTTTAGGTTTAAAAGGCACACCGGCGTATGTGTAAGCAATACCTTTATCGTCTACTCTCTCCAATACATCCACAGTAAAAACACCGTCCATTCTAGATGCAAACTGTAAATGTCTTCCTATAGATTCTTCTATACTAGTAGAGCCAATACCTAAATATCTATCTTTATCTAAAGCCAGTTTAGCTGTTTCATTTGCTAGTTTAGGTGTGTATTGGTCTATATATTTTTTAGCTTTGTTTGACTTCTCGTCATTCGGGTCTTGAGTTATAAAACTCTGCCATTGCGGTAATAATTTAAGTAACTCATCGGGCCCGAAATCACCGTCTGGACTGGGTAGTTTTGGTTCGTCGGCCTTTTCACCTCCTATAGGTACTCCTTTTCTTTGTTCTATTTCTTCCTGTTCTATATCATCGTAAGCGGTTTTTATTGCTGCTATTATTTTAGGCGTATCTTCTCGCAGTAACTCCCTAGCGTATTCAGTGGCTGCTTTACTTGCTTCATCTGTCGGCAACCCCATAAACTCAGAATCCATACGCTGGTCTATTAGTGCTTTTATCTTATCCCCGGTTTCACTTAAAATACTTTGAATCTCTGGCCTGTTTTTATAAACATCAGGTATGTCTGTATTCACTAATATATTACTCAAAGCCTGACCCACACCTCTAGCTGAAGCCTCTGGTGCTTTATCTAAAATCAATTTCTTAGTGTAAGTCTCAGGGTCTCTAAATGTTCCTTGAGTGGATGTTGTTATGTTATCTAGTAGTGTGCCTTTTTGTTCAGGCGAAAGATTAGGGTTTTCAATTACTTTTCTTTTAAAGTACTCATCAAGTTTAAGCTTATCAGTAAAAGTTTCACCGTCGTATTGGAGTGTGCCGTCTAACTTTAGTTTAGTAAGTTGTACTTTGTAGTCTCCGTCTGTATTGTCTACGAACTCTTGACTCTCTTCCTCTCTCCTTTGCTCCGCAGTTTCTCCTGCTTTATCTATTAAAAACTCTAAGTCCTCAAATTCCATGCTAGACATAGATGCAGTGCCGAATTTTAAATTAGATTTAGCCCACAATAACAAACCATCAGCTTGGTCCTCCATATCGTTGGATGCCATTTTCTTTAATAAGCTAGTCAATAAACCTCGCTGTTCTTTAGGTGTATAAGCTGCCAACTCTTCCCATTGTCTTGTGATATAATCACCCAAACTAATACTTGATCCATCCTCAAGCGTTTCTACTGGAAACTTAAAATTACCCGCTAGTAGTTGTTCTTGTATATCTAAGTTCTCGGTAAGTGATTCTATCTTATCGTACATACTAGCACCCGCAGCAAACAGTGTTTCTTCCTTAGCTACTTTAGCTTGTTGGAGTTCATGGTTAACTACGAGTTCTTTAATACTGGCGTTAGTAGATTCATTTAAACCCTCTTGAGCAAATAAAGATTGAAGAGCTGGTGTGTTTTCTATGAATTGTTGTCTAACTAAATTTACTCGTTCCGCAGCATCTTCAGGGTCGTCCTGTTGGGGGTTGAGTAACCTTTGTTGTATTTCACTTACTAAATCCCTACTTGCTAATTTACCGACCGCCCTAAGCTTCCTCTTCTGATTCAACGGAGAAGTCAACCACCCCATCGCTCCTCGACGTACTTGCTTGTCTAGCTCACCTTCCGTCTTCTTGAGCATAGCCTGTACTTCCTCTGGGCTTTTACGACTTAACTCCTCCTCGAACATCTGTGCTTCTTGTTCTGCTACACCAGCGTACTGTTCAAGCAATGGATTGATCTGCGATAACGCACCCGCTAAATCTTGTAGTTTATTACGACCAGCTCTTTGTACTTGCACGGCGTACTGACCGCCCCGTTGAATCGTAGGTTGAATGCCGGGAACTGCGTCCCCTAACCCTTGTACTTGTACTCGTTCTCTAGCCATTATAGTATCTTGTACCCGCCTCCGATTTTAACATTAGACCTACCGATTGCTCTAGGAGCTGTGTAAGATT